GAATAAGTTCAGTATATAAACCGTTGACGGATTTTTCTTCAAGGTACAATTCATCTTTCAAAACTATCCAAGCAACATCAAATGAGAATACTGGAAGAGCATTAAGAGCAGGTGCTATACGTTATGCGCCAGAAATAAAAAGAAATGAAATAAATACTTCTAGAGATAGGGTAACAGCGGAAGGAAATACGCCACCAATACAAACTGAAGAAGTAGATACCGTGACCCAATACAACAATGCCAAAGGCGATTCTCGAATTGGATTTCAGGGCGGGTGGGTCTCGGCAGTTGGTGAGGAAGGGTGGACACGTGTTAGCATTGATGTAAAAATTCTTTTGATGAGATTGCAAGAGAGATTTGGAAAAAGATTAATAGTAAATAGTGCATATAGGCCACCGTGGTATAACAAAAAGGTTGATGGTGCTAAGAGTTCCAAGCACATGCAAGGAATTGCGCTTGATATAACATGGGGAGGAATTTCTATATCTGAACGGGAAGAATTTATAAGATTGGCAAGAGAAATCGGATTTAAGGGTATAGGCAGATATGGAACGAGATTTGTCCACATTGATGTGGGTCCAGAAAGATCGTGGGGTTCATAAATGGTAGTTGAAATAAAAACACCCATACAAAAACGTATAAGCCTTTTTTCAGACTTTCACAAAGATCTGACGCAAAATCCTCTGACTGATGATATTGCTGTTAAAAGAGATGAAGAATCTGTCAAAGAGTCTATCAAGAATCTAATACTGACTGACCGCGGCGAAAGACCGATGCAGCCTCTGCTCGGCGGCAATATAAGAGCAATGCTTTTTGAGAACAATACACCAGCTGTTTTAAAGTTAATTAAAGAAAGAGTACAAGACACTATAATACAGTATGAGCCTAGAGCTGCCCTTATTGATGTGACTGTAAAGTCTCTCATAGATAATAACAAAGTAGAAGTGGGTATATATTTTTACCTAAATAATTCAGAGGAACCAGTTTCTGTAACAGTATTTCTAGAAAGAACAAGATAAATGGCTAAGAAACCTATAAACGAACTCGACTTTCCCGCTCTAAAAGAGCAGTTTATTCAGTACCTGAGAAATCAAACGCAGTTCAAAGATTACAACTTTGAAGGTTCTAATATGAATGTGTTGCTGGATATACTTTCCTATAATACATTTCAAAATAATTACTATACAAACATGGCAATCAATGAAATGTTTCTTGACTCTGCCGTGTTGAGGAATTCTGTTATTTCTCATGCGAAGGAATTGAATTATATCCCTCGTTCGATGCAATCAGCAAAGGCAGTTGTTAGACTGACTATAAATGATCCTAATGAGACTAATTTAAATGTCCCAATACCAAAATTTACTGAATTTACTTCATCACATGCAGGATCAACATTCACCTTTATAACAAATAAGGTGCATGTTGCAAGAAAAGTTTCAGACGGTGTTTTCGTCGCTGACAATGTTGATATATATGAAGGTCTTATTCTCACGGGATTCGAGAAGGAAGGATTTTTTCTCGATGAGGATGGTGAATTGAGATGCAATCTGACAAACGATGATATTGACATAAGAACAATTGAAGTTTTTGTTGACGAGGAAGCAGATTCTGCAAATCCTGAGTATCAATATAAAAATGATATTTTTGGCGTATCTCCTACTGATCAAGTATTTTATCTGTCGCCTTATTTTGATAACAGATATTCTGTATACTTCGGTAGAAATATCTTTGGTAAACAGCCACAGAATTTCGAGGATATAAAAATACAATATCGTGTCACAAACGGCACGGAAGCAAACGGCGCTTCCAAATTTTCTACTTCGTTCAAATCAAATACGACTGTAGAGACAATTGAAATGGCTTCGGGCGGTACCGATAGAGAATCAATCGAAAGTATAAGATTTTTTGCCCCGAAATCAATTCAAATACAAGAGAGAGCAGTTACTGCAAATGATTATGAAATATTATTGAAGCAGCAATTCCCTGAAATTAGATCAATATCTGTTTACGGCGGTGACGAATTGGAACCACCTCAATTCGGCAAAGTGGCAATTTCTGTGAATCTACAAGGCTCGGATTTGCTTTCTTCTTCTTCAAAGTCAGAATACACAAACTACATAATACAGAAAAGTCCTCTTACAATAGAGCCTATATTTGTCGATCCGGAATTTCTTTTTGCCGAATTGAAAGTAAATATTTACTATTCACGAAATTCCACATCGAAATCAATGTCTGAAATAGAAACTATTGTAAGAAACACAATATCAACATACAATCAAAACAATTTGGATGATTTTGGCGCGAAATTAAGATTATCAAAACTATCCTCGGCTATTGATGATTCGGACGAAAGTATTATAAGCAACAGTATCGTCGCAAGGCCTATAATTGAATATAAACCGGAATTAAATATAAGACTAAATCCCACATTTAAATTCAATACAGAATTGGTAAAGCCATATCCGTTCAGAAGTGACACTGGATTTTCTGAGTACAAACCTGCAATTAACAGTTCTGTTTTTTCATATAGGGGCGTATGCGCACTGCTTCAAGATGACGGCAATGGAAATATACAGATAATCACTAGCGATAATGTAAATACAAAGGTAATACAGCCAAAAGCAGGCACAATAAATTATTCAACGGGCGAAATAAGATTAATTAATTTTATCACTGATGGTTACTCAAACAGTGCAATAAAGATTTTTGCATCTACCGCGACAGATGATATATTATCGCCAAAAAGCAGAGTGTTTCTATTAAGAGATACAGATGTAATCGTAGATATAGTTGAATCAAGCAAATGACAACAGAAAAAAGAATATCATATCAAATAGAGCAACAGTTTCCTGCAATTTACAGAGAATCTGGTAGAGAACTTGTTGATCTGGTCAAGGAATACTATAAATTCCAAGAAACCGATCCCAATCAAGGTTTATACAACTCAAGAAGAATGTTTGAGTACAGGGATATTGATACAACATTAAATAATATGCTCTTATTTTTCAACAGGGCATTTTTGGACGATCTTCCCTTCAACGAGAAAAATACAAGATTCATAGTGAAGAATATTCTTGATTTATATAGGAGAAGAGGCACTCAAGAAGGATTAGAATTATTCTTCCAATTATTTTTTCAAGAAGAAATAACCGTTTATTATCCTGCTCGTGATATTCTGAAGCCATCACACTCGAATTGGACGCGCGGCATTTACATTCAAATGTTTCCAAACGATAATATTTTCACGAGCGAAACGGGTAAACAGTATGATTATGGTGACATTATAGGCAGAACAGTTTCTGGTTCTATATCAAAAGCAATTTCAGTAGTAGATAAAATAAATTTCCTTGTATTAAATAAATCAAAAATTCCTGTATTATATTTAGATGATATGTCTGGGTCATTTGTTGGATTTGATGAATTGCTTTGCTCCATAGATGGAGAGATCGTAAATTTCGGTACTGTTTATGGTGCGATGAATTCTGTATTTGTGGATTTGGATTTTAACGGAACTACTGGCAATAAAATAGGCGACAAACTAAATGTAGTAAGCGATTACGGGGTAGGTGGTGTTGTAGAAGTATCAGATACGACGACAACTTTCTCTGGTCAAATATCATATGAAGTTGAAGAAGGCGGGTTTGGTTTTTCAAAAGAAAACACGAGGTTGCTGGTATCAGACCAGGTTCTGTTTTTGCCGAATAGAGATTTACAATTTGATATACTAGAAACACTACAGGACCAATTTGGGAATTCAGGAATAATTACTGGGCAGGGTATAAATTCTGTTGGAGTGAAAATGGATACAGGTGACGAATTTTCGTTGTCATCTGTGATAACCAAATATGATAGCGAATCAAATACTTCTATAGAGATAACAGGCATTAATAGAATAACTTCTAAGAATACGTCATCGCCCGGGCCGTTATTTCCAGATGTGGGCGGTCCGCTTTCTGTAAAACTAGATGAGATAGAAAATCCCGAAACGATCCAGATTATAACTGACGTTATAGGAAACTTTCTAGACGTGCCCCTGGATTCCTCCGACTACAATACAATACCGCCTGCACTTACAGCTATGTCAGGCAATACGACACCTACTACAATAAGTACACCACTGTCAGATGCTTTTGATCTCTCTGGTTATACGATAGGCACGATAAAGCGTTTTATAAATATAGATCCGGGTGAAGATTACGATACAGATGTTTTTGCAGTAGCAATTGACGAGATCATAAGACAATTCGAAAAGAGAGATCAAGTTCTTGTGCTTTCTTCTTCTGCAACCAACTTAAAGGTGGGCGGCATAATAACACAAGGTTCCAAAAGGGGCAAAATAAAAGCAGTTTCAGATTCTGTGGTAACTGTGATCCCATACTCATTTTCGGGTTTCGATAAAGACCAGAATGTCGTATATGAAGGACAAGAATTTGATGTTTTGGGGATTTCATTAGACTATACATCGAGACCGTTGGGTATAAATTCTGTGATATCAACTAACACAGATTTTGGCATCGGAAAAATAACCAACGTCGCAGTTTCTGATTCAGGTTTCGGGTATATAGACGGCAGCGAAGCGTTTTTAACAGATAATGAAGGTAATATCGAAGCAAGAGGCACGATACGTGCAAGAAGTCAAGGAAAAACTGCTGGTTTTTGGACAAATTTCAATTCTCACTTAAATGGTTATACACAGACAGTGGCAAATGAAGGTACTGATCAGTATTTCAATTCTGGAAAATTCATACAAGACAGTGATTTCTATCAAGAATATTCGTATCAGATAAAATCACAACTGAATATAAATGAATACAGTGATCTGGTTAAAGATAATATACAAGTAGCAGGTACAAAACTGTTCGGTGAACTCGATATAAATCAGAAATATGATGTGAGTACAAGTGCTAGATCTTCAATATCTTTGGTTGTTGATAGAAAAGAAAAGGCAGCAGATTGCAGCACAGAAATATCCGAATTAAGGGTTCTTATATTGAGAGACAATCCTTAATAAATATAATTAATTAAACTCAGGTGGATCGCGATTAAATGGCAAGAATTTTAACAGATAAACACAGATCAGACAACACAAGAATATTTGTGGAAGAATTTGACGCAAATGACTTTTATCTATTTGTATCCAGCAAAGATAGAACTGATGCTGTTAATTCGCTTTGGTCGAAGAATGATTTTCTTGAGAAAACCATTTTCGGTAAAAAGATAACAAAAGAAGATGTTTACTTCCTCATAAAAAATCACCCGTGGCAAAAGGGAAGTGTTTATGATCAGTATGACGATAAATCGGATTTATCAGATAAAAAATTCTATGCAGTAGTATATCCTAGGAATAACAATACTGGTGGTTATAGAATATACAAGTGTATTTCAAACAATTACGGCGCCCCAGTAGAAAGTCCTCCTGTATATACTGAAACTTCTTCTGATCAAATTTACAGGACAGCAGATGGTTATGTATGGAAGTTCATGTTCAATCTTACAACACTTGAATTTGATAGATATTCTTCTGTTGGTTATATACCGATAATTGAACCTGATATAGGTGCGAATACATTTATCTCTGGTTCTTCTTCTGAAATGAGTCAAATAATCGTAGAAAATCCTACAGAGAATATAGGATACGAAAAAATATCAGGTACTGTTGAAGAGGTATTTAACGATTCGATTTTTATTTCTGGTCCCGATCTGAACAGATTTGAAAACTATTATTCCGGCAAATATATGTATCTGACAAATACAAATGGCATTTCCTTTGTATATACAATCGACACGTATGTATACAATATAAACACATTGAGAGCAGAAGTGACATTTTTACAAAATGATCCTTCAAATGAAATAAATACAGGTTCTACTTTTGATATATTACCTCGAGTAGAAATACGAGGTGATGGTACAGGTGCTGTTGGAATACCAGTTATATCAAACAATTCTGTGACCGCTATAGAAATGCTTGAGTACGGTTCTGGTTATACAAATGCGGTTGCTGAAATTATAGATCCTTTATATTTTACACCCACAGATCCCAATTCAAACGATAAAAAAGCAATCATAAGACCTGTCCTATCACCTAGAGGTGGTCATGGGACTAATTTAATTGATGAGTTAAAGTGCAAGCACTGTTTATTATTTGCAGGTATCACAGAAACAGACAATCTAATTTTACCTTCCACGAACGAGTTTACAAAAATAGGACTTGTAAAGAATCCAGAATTTGCTAACTCACCGCCTATTGTATTCGACAATAGAATATCAATACAATTTGATGAGGCAATACCGTTTGTTGAAAATGAAACAGTAACCCAGGTAGACATTGCGAACGAGATATTTTTCTCGGCAAAAGTACATGAAATAGAACAGGATGATGTCGCAAATACTGAATTGCAAGACTCGTCCTCAACAGTTTATCTATCTGAATTTATGGGGCCTTATAGGAATCAATCCAATACTACTTTGACCACAATTTCATCTGAGTTTCCCATTATATCTTCACAAGGTGCGCCAGTTGAAATAAATAATACAATTGAGGAACCAGAATACATACAAAGATCAGGTGAAGTTTATTTTATGTATGATTTCAACCCGATAGAACGAACCGAACAGTCTAGAGAAGAATTTAAAATTGTTCTTGAATTTTAAGGAAATTACATAATATGCCAATCAATACAGATCTAAATACCGCACCTTATTTTGACGACTTTGATCTCGAAAAGCAGTATTACAGAGTTCTTTTTAAACCATCCTACGCTGTTCAAGCGAGGGAATTGACTCAACTACAATCAATTCTCCAAAATCAAATTGAGCAGTTCGGTGATAATATCTTCAAAGAAGGATCTATCATAAAGGGTTGTAACTTCACACAACTTGCTGATCTCAAATTTGTAAAATTGACAGACAAGGTTGATTTTGATATATCACAATATGTAGGTGGTGTTGTAGAAGAACAAATCGGCGGCGAGACCGTTGAAGTTGACGTCTCATATGAATTGGAAGGTCAGGTAACAGGGCTGAGGGCTTCTGTCATTGCGGCAACGAGAGGGTTCGAAACTAGAGCACCTGATCTGAATACATTCTTCATTAACTATCTGAACACAAATGAGGTTGACAATTTCAAGATATTTCAACCGGGCGAATTGTTGCATATTAACAGGATAAGAAGAGTCGGCGATCAGATATTAAGTACAAGACCAGAGGATGAGCCGGCTGAAACTATAAGCGTTACCAGTTTTGCAAACTCGACTGGTTCTTCATATGGTATTAGATCGTCGCAGGGGATAATTTTTCAAAGAGGTCATTTCTTATTTGCTGATGATCAAATCATAATAGTTTCAAAATACAATTCTGTGCCAGACGACGTGAGTGTAGGATATGAGGTAAAAGAAAATATAAAAACAGTAATTCAGGACAACAGTCTTTATGATAATGCTGTGGGTTCGTTCAATGAAAACGCACCTGGCGCTGATAGACTCGAATTAGTACCTGAACTTACTGTAAAATCTACATTTGATGCAGAAACAAGCAGTGAATTTTTCATATTGGCGCGCTATGAAAATGGTTCTGTTGTCCAATTACGAGATGTTTCTCAATATAACGTAATAGGCGAAGAACTTGCTAGAAGAACATACGAAGAATCCGGGGACTATATTCTCGATGATTTTAAAGTAAAAGCATTGAGAAGAAACACAAACCTGCAAGCTTCTGTCGGGACAGGCACGGGATATGTAAGAGGTTTCAGAGTAGAGAATGCCGGTGAACGATTCTTTAATATTGATCCCATTTCAAATACGAGTGTTCAAGAAAACCAACCAATTTCTTTCAACTACGGCGGCTATGTAGATATAAAACAACTCTCAGGTACTGTTTCACTTGATGATTTTTCAACAGTAAATCTTCAATCAAATACGTCCATTACCATAGGAACGGCCATCGTAAAAAATATAACGCCAGATAGATTGTATCTCTTCGATGTAGAAATGTCTTCTAATAATACATTCAATGATGTTTCTACTGTTGTGGGCTCTTCCGGTTTCATTGAAATATCACCTTCAATGAAAGATGTTTCGGTATCAGAAATGATTTTCGACACTGGAATGTTTAGCCTCAAGGACATGAACGATATATCATTATCAGTGCGCGATGTAACAACTGGTACAGAAGTAAATGACGAAATTGTTATATCTGCTGATACAGGCGAAGATTTTGCTGTAAATAATGATGATATTGTAGTAGTGGATGCAACAAATACTAAACTAGAACTCGATTCAGTAACAACGAGTGTAGATAATCTAACACTTACAATTAATGTCGTACCTGGCCAAAATCCTTCATCGCCTGTTACTGTATATTTCAATAAAAGAATATCATCCGCAGATCCTTATGACAAAATTTCTAAAAATGTTTTCGTCAAAGTAAATTACGATTCAAATGATCCTTCTGATAACAAGATAAATGTAGGATTCCCTGATGTTTACGAAATAGTTTCAATAACAGATTCAGCGAACACAGATGTTACCAACAGCTTTAAATTGAGAACAAATCAGAAAGATGATTTTTATGATCATTCGTATATAGAATATATTCCGAGTAGACCGGAACCTGCTGACGGCGAACTGATTGTCAATATGAATGTTTTCAAATTAGTTACTTCTGGCTCTAAACAATACTTCTTTAATATTAACAGCTATCCTTCTGGTTTCGATACGAATAAAATACCGGCATATATAGCATCGAGTGGAAAGGTATATAATCTTAGGGATTCTCTGGATTTCAGACCATATGCAGATCCTGTATCAAATGCTGATTACGATGCTAACACGGCGGCGCTGGCACCAGTAATAGACGAGGACATTGATACGACTCCTACGTTTAGCGGGACATTCGTAACGCCAGCATTAAATGAAAACGGATTAGTAGACTACGAATTTTATCTCAATAGAACAGATGTAATAACAATCGACAAATACGGTAAATTTGCATTAATAAAGGGCGACGAGAACGCGAAATCAGTCCCGCCTATAGTAGATGATAGATTGGTAATTTCTGAAATATTTGTACCTGGGTTTCCTGCACTTAGCCCCGCAGAAGCAAATACACAAAACAGACCCGACTACGCGGTTAAAATAAAACCACGCGGTGTTAAAAACTATACTATGAAAGATATTCAGGGTATCGAAAGTAAAATAGATAGACTTCAATATTATGTAGTACTAAATACACTTGAAAGGAATACAAAAGATTTAGTTATTCTAGATGAAAATGGACTTGACAGATTTAAAAATGGGATTATTGTTGATCCCTTCAATGATCTTTCAATTGCAAATATGGATAGTGTAGATTTCAATTCTGCCATAGATTTTACTGAAAAATCATTGACTCCTTCAGTAAAAGGATTTCCGCTAAATCTAAAATATAAAAATAATTCATCTGCTTCTATTTTCCCAACAGTGGCCGACGCAGAAATTGCATCTTTAGGTACGTCCTCCGAAGTAAATATCTTATCACAGAGATATGCATCATCATTTAGAAACTGTGTAAGTAATTTCTATAATTACAAAGGTGTTGGAAACATATTCCCGCAATTTGACTTCGCACATGATTTTGTAACAAATCCTGTGAGAATAGAAACTGATACAGACACACAACAATCCACAGATTCTATACAAGAATTCTTGCCGCTTACAACTACAAGTTCAGAAATTGTGAGCACGGATGTTGCGACACAGAGAAATCTAGGTCAAATTTCAACAAATATCACGGACACTATTACTGTCTTGGAAAGACAGCTACAAGTTGCAGAAACAAGAAATGAAACATTTGTCGGGGACTTCGTAACCAATTTCAGTTTCAACCCGTTTATAAGATCCAGAGATATAAACGTATATATGTCCGGTCTGCGACCTGATACAAGACATTATTTCTTCTTCGATGAGGTTGATGTGAATTCTAGTGTGATACCAGGTTCCGTTGAAAACAATGCAAGAAATATACAACGAAACGGCGCATACGGTGATCCTATAACATCAGATGAAAATGGTATTATAAGAGCGGTATTTACAATACCAGAAGAGACATTCTTTGTCGGCGAAAGAAAACTTGAAATAGTAGATGTGGATCAGTATGACAGCATAGATTCCGGGTCTACCTCATATGGTTCCATCTCCTACAATGCGTATAATATTTCTGGAACAAAAACTAGACTCACACAATCCACTAGAATACGTGAAACCACAGTAAACGAAACTACTACCACAAGAAATGTGGTTAATAGAAGAATAGGTGAAGATAATACTAGAGGTGATGATCCACTCGCTCAAACTTTCTTCATCAAGCAAGGTATGGGTAGGGGTTCTGATACTGTATTTGTGTCATCTATTGATCTATACTTCAAGAGAAAAAGCACACTGAACGGTGTTACAGTAATGCTGCGCGAGGTCGTAAACGGATATCCTTCTTATGATATCCTACCGTTCTCGAAAATACATTTGACTTCTAGTGAAGTAAACACGTCTGATGATGCCAGCGTTAAAACAAAGATAACATTTGATGCGCCTGTTAGGCTTGATACTGAAAAAGAATATTGTGTCGTGGTTCAACCGGATGCAAACGATCCGAATTATCTGATATTCACATCAAAAGTAGGCGGTGCGGATTTAACACCTGGTGACACTCAAGGACAGTCAATAGTACAGGATTGGGGCGATGGCGTTCTATTTACCTCAACTAATAACAGAGCGTGGGAATCATATCAAGACGAGGATTTGAAATTCACGTTGTATAGACACGATTTTAATTCTTCCACAGGAAGTGTTACTCTTACAAACGACGATCATGATTTTCTTTCAATAGAAAGTAGCATAGGCAAGTTCAGACAAGGTGAACTCGCTTACTCTGAGAAATCGCTTTCTGGGGGTACAGGTTCTACCGTTTCTGTCGTTTCAGGAAATAATACAATTACGGGTACATCACTCGATGATACATATTCCGTAGGCGATTTTATTCTCATAGAGTCTGGATCTGATAAAGGTCTCCATAAGATTGCGAATGTTTCTTCGTCTTCCATAATATTGACTGGCCCTGCATTATTTACTGCAACCGCATCGCATACACCAGTGGTTACAGGTGAGGTCGTATATTATAATGCAAGAAATCCAAGGGAATTGTATCTAGAAAATTCTTCTGCTTCATCTACAAAGAAGTTTGCGGCAGCGGATATTATATATGGAATTGATACAAATGCACAGGCGACAATAACTTCGGTTGATGATATTGATCTCAGCTATATACAACCAATGATAAGTCGTTCAACAGATTCCGTTTCTAGTGTATTAGGCTCTGCCCTGTTTACTGATAGCAATGATACTGATGTGACGTTTACAAGACCAGTGCCATTCAATGATAAGACCTCTTTCAATTCAAGAGGTGTTAAAATAGTAAGTAAATCAAACGATCCTTCACGAGCAAAGCCTTTTGATTTTGTGATAAACATGCAAAATGACGTCAATCCTACATCATCGCCTCTTGTAGATTTGGGAACGTCATCTGTTTTTGCATATCAATATAAAATCACAGATGTGCCAACAACTACTTCAAAGTATATTTCAAAAACAGTAGAATTGGCTGAAAATTTTGATGCAGAAGATTTTCAACTATATACAACTGCATATAGACCGGTCGATACGGATGTAAGAGCATATATTAAAATACAAAACGCATCTGATCCAGTTGGGTTTAATACGAACGAATGGATAGAATTGGAATTGTTCGAGGGGATTTCTCTCTATTCATCATCAACAAATGCAAACGATTTCAAGGAATATGGATACAGATTGCCAGAATCCGAAAAAAATGACGGTGTTGTAACATATTCAAATTCCGCAGGGGCATTTGAAGGCTATACAAGATTTGCAATTAAATTAGAATTCATTTCAACATCAATAAACAAGGCCCCAAGGGTCCTGGATTACAGAGGAATTGCACTGACATGATACGAGACAACAGATCAAATGCCTTAATAAATAATGATACAAAAGAATTTCATGCCTATAAAATGGAGAAGAACAAGCATAAAAGGATAGAAAATCTTCAAAAAGAAGTATCTGAAATAAGAACACTAATCAATAGAGTAATCACCAGAATTGAAAAGATAGAGAATAACTGACATGGCAAAACCTAGTTTACAAGATATTGATACATCTGATACATTTCAGATATGGTTAAATTCTACCAATGAAATAATAAACATTATAAGAACAGAAACTCTAACTGCTTCTATTCTCGGTGACACAACTGGAAGCGAATCGAACCCTTTAAAATCGACACTGATAGGAGATTTTACGGCAAATACAGTAGCCGCATCCGATTTAATCAGAGTTGATTCTATTTCACCGAACATCGGATCTTCTACAATAGGAATATCATCACCAGTAACAGTAAATGCCACAGTAAAAAATACTGCAACGTTTTCAAGTTCGGCCGGTGCAAGAACGAGATACTCAGGATCTTCTGTCTCATGGGATGTTGGGTTTGAGAGCAATGCAGTCCCAGATTTCATCATTGATTCTGGCACGGGTACCAGGAAATTCGCCCTGAAACGAAACGGCGAATTGTCAATTGTAGGTGGTTTGAATATAGGCTCGAATGGTCAAAACAAGAAAGTTAGACTGAACAGAGATTTGGGTCCTGCATCTCATGCGTTTATTTCAAGGTCATTCGATGGCCCAGCGTTCACGGCAGAAAGTACTGGTCTCGGGCTGACAGGTGCGTTCGAATCGGTTGTTGATAATCCACTTACATATTTTCTGTGGTGCTCATATGGCGCTATTGATTCATTCATCGGTGGGATCAGATCGAACTCAAGTGCAAGTGGCATACTTCTCAGAACAGGAAATTGGGATGCCGGGCTGTCAGATAATGGCGCTGATTTTATAATCAATACAGGAAATCTTGCGACTGAAGAATTAAAACTCACTCCTTCTGGTCAATTGTCGTTATCTGGTGATATCAGAGTAGGAACTTCAGGTAATAATAAACGGATCAGATTAAACACCGATCTTAATACTTTCCCAGGACACGCGCTGATTTCAAAGTCGTTTAACGGACCCGCAATTACCGCAGATGGAAGAGGTCTTGGATTGGCTGGCGTGATAGAATCCGTTTCTGATAATCCTTCATCGTATTTCTTGTGGTGTTCGTATGGGTCGATAGACGGGACTTTCCTTGGCGGTGTTAAACCTAACAATTCAGCCACAGGAGTGCTTTATCAAAGCATCTCTGATTACAGAGTAAAAAGAAATATAGAATCAATAGGTAGCGGATCTGCCGATATATTAAGAAAAATACCTGTGAGATCGTTTAATTTTAAAAATAAAAGTGAAAAGATGACCGGATTTATTGCACACGAATTGCAAGAATATGTGCCTGAAGCAGTTTCCGGTAATAAAGACGAAATAGATGCAAACGGCAAACCAATTTATCAGGGTGTTGATAATTCAAAATTAGTACCTTTACTGACTGCCTCGTTACAAGAGATTCTATCTAAAATGGATGCTTTAGAAAAAAGACTTGAGGCGGTAGAAAGGAATTAAATGAATTCGGTGAGGAATAGTTATAAATATATTCAAAAGGATAATATAATAGAATGACAAAAATCACTAATCTAGATCCTATCCTTGCCGAAAATATAAGAGGCGAAGATTTATTTGTGATGGTCAGCATTGCTCTCGGCGATGATGGCACTAGAAGCGTTACTCTTGATGAGCTTGCAAGGGCATTGGGGCAAGCAGTTCTTGAAGATATTTACATTGACGGCGGCTGTATAAAAAATGTACAGATCATTGATCCTAATATTGATGTAAACACAGATTTTATTCCCCCAATACAGGAAAACGATTATTTTTATCTAAAAGATATATCGTTGGATTCGACTGTCGCAATTTCATATTCACAACTATATTCAGAATTATCCAAAACAGCCAAGAAATCAAAAAAGATATACGTAGCAGAAGATGGCAATGATTTGAATGTAGGTAGCTATCTAGAACCCGTTGCTACTCTTGAGAAAGCCTTTGAACTTGCAAATGACTCGCCGGTTACTGTATCCATAACTGTTCTACCAGGTACATATTACACAAACGGGGAATTGCCTCTACCTGATGATTGTTCATTCATATCCACGAATGGTCAATATGCTACAAATATAATAATGAATGAAGGATACGAGACGAAAAATTGCATTCTTCTTGGTTCAGGTTGTTATGCCCAGGGATTCTCTTTCCAAAACTTGAAGGTAGATAACTTTGATTATCCATCTGGCGGCTTTGCATTTGCATTTAGACCGGGCACACGTATTTTGAGATCTCCTTATGTAAGAGATTCAAGCCAACTTTCAAATTACTTCAGAAGAACAATTGCAGAGCCTCTTCAACCTTTCAACAGTAAAGGCACTCTTGAAGATTTGGGCACCGAAATAAATCTTACCTCAATATCTGGTGATTTTGAGGTGGACGATCTTGTAACATTCTCAGGTGGGTCTACTGGATATATAACAAGAGTTGCTGAAATCGGTTCTGGTTTAATTTTTGTAAGAAATATATCCGGTTTGTTATTTTCTGGCGAAACTGCTACTTCATCAACAGGAGGTACCGCGACAGTACAGAGCATAGGTGAAGATGATTTCCCAAACAAATTGGTTGGGAGAGGTGGCGGAATGCTGCTAGCAGACCGTGCGATACTCGACCAAGATTCCATATTCCCTTATATGCTAGCTTTCGGTGCAACACCAAGATCACCAAACGGGTTGGGATATGTTGCAAAAAATGGCGCGGGTATAAATGGCATCAGCTCACTTTCAATTTTCTCCAGATGCTCATTTTATTCTCTTGATGGTGGACAGATAACACTGAACAATTCTGGTACACAGTTCGGCGACATATCAATGAGAGCAAAGGGTTCTACGCCTATTTTCGTACCAAACGATACCTCTGCAACATTGATAGAAAGCGATGCTTTTGCAGATGATATAACCGCCAGTTCCAATACAATAATAGATTATATGTGGTCAGAATTGCAAGATTCGGGTTATGGTGACGTAAGTGAGGATCTCACAAGAAGAGATGCCAACAATCTCTTAATTTCAATTTCAAATGATTTTAAAGTAGGCGAACAAAAAGCAACACAAATTTTTACCGCAGGTCTATTCAATTATGAAGGCAGACACGTATTCTCTGTTTTCAACCCATCATCAGAAAATCTTAGATTTATAGGGACCGTATCTACATTTGGCGAATTACCGTCTGGTTCAACAGTAGAAGTAAATGATGCCTATATAGTCTATACAAGCGCGTTAAATTTTTATGACGGAACAGTATATTATTGGGATGGCTCTTCCTGGGTGAGCGACGGGCCAAATGATATTACTCTATTGAATGCATTCTTGGATTCATTTGATAAAATTAGGGAATATATAGTAAATAATCTTTTCCCTTCATCAGCGGAAGAACAAATGTTAGATGGGCTTATAGATGATGTCCTGAAAACTAGTCTCAAAACTCCTAGAGTGATTAATTTCGGTAGTCTCATAGAAAGCCTATCACATCAGTTTAATAATGCCTCAGCGGGCGTCAATAAAAACGCATTGCCTTTGAATTTCAGAAATCTAGGAAGATCTATTTCTGCACAGGCATCGGTATTACAGGAAAACGGCGGTAGAGTTAGATGGTCAGGTGCAGACGAATTAAACAATCAATATTTTGCACGAGGATTGAGAATTAACGGCAGAACAGGAAGAATAGAAGGCAGACCTTTCACTTCATCGGTTAGAAAACTTGCTAGAAGAGCATCAAATAGTAGGGCAAATATATGACAGCAAATGTAGAAATTATAGTAACATCACAGGCACCTGACGCAAAACCAATAGGTTTGAGTTATTCAATACCTGACGACTGGGATCCGCTAATAACGGTACCGAGTTATGAGATACCTGAATTGGTATTCGGCGGAGATACTGTCATAGTACCCGGCGTCGGTGAAATTATCAGTCCTATGCTACTTTCAAACAAAACAGCAAGTACAGAAACAGTAAGTGTCAGGGTTTTTAGATCTGATGCAAATACATACTTTAATCTTGTAAATGAATTGCCTGTACCTTCTAATGATGTTTTGGCACTGCCTTTTAATGGTCAATTCATATACACTGGTGATGTGGTAGAAGTGAAGGCTTCTACTAATGATGCATTGGATTTGACTATTTCCTATACAGTTGGGCAAGCGGAGACCGATGATGTCAGCTAAAACAGTACGAGGCAGAGGTAAAGTACTCGGGCAGGGAATCCCGCAACAAACACCTATACAATTAGACCCTGCTGTGTATGAAGGAGCCGTTGCATATACGTCTGATAAAAATATTGAATTTTCTGATGGCATTCAATGGAAGAGTGTCGGCGATGGTGCTAGCGGTTCTCAGGGTGCTCAGGGTATACAAGGTATCCAGGGGATTCAAGGATTTGACGGGGACACAGGACCACAAGGTGTTCAAGGCGAAATAGGATCTCAGG